GTGCAGCGGGAGCTGAACCGCCGCCACACCGAGGCGCAGAGCAGCGGCCACGGCAACCGCTATCCCTTATCGGGCAAGATCAAGTGCGGCTGCTGCGGCTCGAGCTTTCAAGCACGCAAGCGGCACTATAAGGGCGGCGACGGGTACTGGAAGGTCTGGCGCTGCGGCAAGGCGACCTCCGAGGGCAAGGCGCGCATCAATGCGAGCGGCGAGCCGGTTGGCTGCGACGTCGGGCGGCAGCTCCGCGAAGACGTGGCGCAGGATATCCTAAAGCGCTCCGTTCAGGCGGTGCAGCTTGACGCGGACGCGATCACGGCAAACCTCACACAGATCGTAGAAGATGTGCTGAAAAGCGCAAAGGACGACGGCAGCAGCGAAAAGCGCCGCATTGAGCGCGATCTGGAGGCAGCAAAGGACAAGAAAATGGCGGCGCTGGAGGCTTTTCTGGCTCAATCCATCAGCAAGGAGGACTTTCAGTTCGTCAACGAACGCTGCGACCGCGAGATCGCTGCCTGTCAGGATCAGCTTGCCGCCATCGAACAGCGGCGTAAGCTCGATACCAAGGGCAAGACGGCGAAGCGCGACGTCCGCGCTGCGATCCGCGCTATCGTCACCGGCGAACGAGCGGACGAAGCTTTCTATGGGCGGCTGCTCGACCACATGACCGTTTACGCGGACGGCAGGGTAGAGGTCTACCTCGCGTTGCTGCCTACGCATTGGACGTATGTACTGGGCGGAATCGCTGATTTTGAGGCGAAAATGGTGCGTCATTACTGTTCCTCAGTGCCTATATCGCTACCAAAATTGCACATCTCAATTATTGCAAAAACGCATTATAATTTTTATTATTGCCCTTATTTGATGAAGACAAGTAGATGGATATTTCCGTCTACTTGTCTTTGTTTGATAAGGGCTATTTTTTTCGCGTTTCAAACTGTCAACTGGAACTCCGCCAATTTACCATGCGTAAAATGGAACAATGTATATTGTAACATGGTGCATCAAGGAGGTATGCACATGGTAAATGAATTACATATCAGGATTAGAGCGTTACGTCGTCAGCGTCAAATGAGACAAGATTACATTGCTGTGCAAGTCGGTGTAAGTCGATCCGCAATGTGCGCGTATGAGGCGGGGACGCGCAGACCCGCTTATGAAACGCTTGTGTTGCTTGCTGACATTTTCGGGACAAGCACGGATTATCTTCTTGGACGGACTGGCCGGTCAATCGACGCCGAAGGGCTGACGTCGGAGCAATACGCTATCGTTGCGGCGCTTGTGGAGCAGATGGCAAGCCAAAATAAACGGTTGGAGGACTTGAAACTATGAGGAAAACACTATTTTTTTCGATGATCTTGAGTTTGATATTATGCGTTGGTGCCAATGCCTACACCGACGAGAACGGGCGGCATTGCGCAGGAAACATTGAGGAATTGTGTGAAGAAGTCAATATTGTAAGCAAAACAATCGTGATTACAAATAAAATAACGATTGATAGAACAGTGAAAACGACTCATAACATTTTGCTTATGGTCGACGAAAGTGTCAAAGGTGGCCCTATCCTCACAATAGCAGACGGCGGAGAGCTGAATGGTTTTGATATTCTTGTGCAAAATCGTTCGGCTGATATTGTAAGCGTTGTTTCTGCGGGAAATGCAGGGAAAATTAGTAATTGCAATTTTATCGGCGGATATATGGTAAATAGCAGTGTAATTAAGGTCAAAAAAGATGCAAAAGCGCAAATAATTAACTGCAACTTCTATAATTTGCGATATAATAGCGTTTATGCAAATCAATCGTCTGATGTGGTTTTGCGCGATTGTGGCTTTTTCGGATGCGAAAACTTGATTATCATTACAAACAATTCAAATACAACCCTTGAAAACTGCTACTTTGCTACTAATCAAAACAGACAATGCAGTATGCTTTTTAGTGGAACTGTTGCCATTTCTTATGAAGGTAACGAAAAAAACGCCGCATTCTACGAATACGAAACAGGGAAGAAAATTGAACTGCCTTGTTATCTGGAACTTGATAATTTCGTTGGGTATATCTATTTGACGGATGAAGAAGCAGCGGATCGGTTTAATATTGAGCCGGAAGTCATAATACAAACGATAGAAGTAGAGAAGATTGTTGAAGTTCCCGTTGAGGTCGAAAAGATTGTAGAGGTTGAAAAAATCGTTGAAGTCGAGAAAATCGTTGAAGTTGAAAAGCCTGTAGAAGTTGAACGTATCGTTGAAGTCCCTGTAGAGGTTGAGAAAATTGTTGAAAAAACGGTAGAAGTACCGGTTGAAGTTGAAAAAATAGTCGAGGTTGAAAAGATTGTTGAGGTTCCCGTAGAGGTTGAGCGCGCCGTAGAGGTGCCGGTCGAGGTTGAAGTCGAGCGAATCGTCGAAAAGACGGTCGAAGTCCCCGTTGAGGTCGAAGTCGAGCGAATCGTCGAGGTGCCGGTTGAGAAGATCGTCGAGAAAATCGTAGAGGTTCCCGTTGAAGTTGAAAGAATTGTCGAAGTACCTGTAGAGGTCGAAGTCGAGCGGATCGTCGAAATTCCCGTTGAAAAGATTGTTGAGGTCGAAAAGCCCGTCGAAGTCATAAAGACCGTAGAAGTCCCCGTTGCTGTGCCGGTCGTTCGCACGGAAACGGTGGAGGTTGAGCGCATCGTCGAGAAAACCGTCGAGGTCGCGCCGGTAGCCAAGACCGCAACGCTCAACGGCGTCACGCTGCGGCAGGACACCGCTTTTCTGTCTGGTTATTTTGCGGCGCTAAAGGGTAAGTCTGCAACCAGGGCGGACGTCGCGGTTATACTCTTTCAGCTTGCCGGCGAGCAAATCACAGCGGCGGGCGAAAGCTGTGTCTATACGGATGTTACCGCATCCATGCCTTACGCTGAGGCAGTTTTCGCGCTTTCGCAAGCTGGCCTTTTCAACGGCGTCGGCGGCGGGCGGTTTGCACCAGATCAGCCGATGACTAAGGGGCAGGTTGTTACCGTCTTGACTCGCTTGCTTGGTATCACGCCGATGGAGAGCGTGGGGAACTGGGCGACTGGATACCTTGAAGCGGCGCAGGCGCACGGCATCGCCCTGGGTATCAGTATGGACGAGCTGGGCGATATTATAAGCATGGACGAGCTGCAAGCCTTGATTTTAAGCCTATTTGAGCAGTAACGAAAAAGACCGTGAGGGTAATCCCTTACGGTCTTTCCGCTATTTCACGTTCCATAAGCTGAATAATAAGCTGATTTAAGGACAAACCGCGCGCAGCGGCGGCGTGTTTCCATACATCTTTTTGTCCTTTAGGCACGCGAATCTGTATGCTGTCAGTCTTTTCAGCAAGATACTTGATCGACGCTTTTTTCTGAGCGTCAGTGTATTTGTCTCCCATCTCAGCTTTACCTCATAGCGCTAAAATATTCTCGATTTGTCTTCTCGACCGATAATATTTTACACCAAAATATATATGATTGCTATATACATATTTGACAATATGATTGCTATATATTTGTGTGTTCTGCCTATTGCGTATATAGCAAGCATATACTATAATAGGGAACGTCAAGAGGCACCAAAAACGGGATTGGGGAGGTAGTTTTATGGTCGATCAGAGCTTGACGCCTGTTATCGGAAAACTTGAAAAATTATTTTCAACGCTCAATGAAAGGTTTTTCGACGGAGAACTGCAAACACCGGTTATCACGGTATCGCCTGACACGACTAAGGGCGCTTACGGATGGTGTACGAGCTGGCGGGCATGGACGGACAAAGCGCCTGGAACTGCAGAGAGCGAGAGCGCCGGAGAATCTGACGGTTACTATGAAATCAACATTTGTGCGGAACACATCGCAAGATCGTTTTCGGACATCATTGAAACGCTGTTGCATGAAATGTGTCACCTCTACAACCTTCAGATTGGCGTCCAAGACACAAGCAGGGGAGGCTTTTACCACAACAAACACTTTGCGGACGCCGCTGAGAAGCACGGCTTGACGGTTGAGAAGACCGCGAAATACGGATACAGCAAGACGAAGCTCAACGCCGAGGCTCAAGCCTTTGTGGACGGCATCGCAGACACCAAGTTTGAACTGTACCGAAAGCCGACGACCAAAACCAAAGGCGTCAAGAAGGGGCAAAGCTCCAGAAAGTACGTTTGCCCGTGCTGTGGCGCGATCATCCGTGCAACGCGCGAAGTCAACGTCATTTGCGGCGACTGCAACACGCCGTTTGAACAGGTCGAGTAACAAAAAAAAGCTGCGCTATCGGCTTGACGGGCGGAAAGGAACAAAACATGACAGATCAGAATTTTGTGATTGACCGCGCGAACATCCTCAGCATGAGCACCATCCGCAACGATAGAATACATTTGCCGTATGCAGTAACGGGCGACGTCCTCTATTATGCCGAGGCACTAATCGCCGAGGTAATGCCGGCTGACGATTATCCCGATACCGACGACGGCAATCAGCGCCTTTGTGAAGACTGCGCGATGATTCTCGAAAAGAGCACGGTTACAGCGGTTTTGACCTTGGACGTGTCGACACAAAAGCCCCTTACTGGCATTATGATCGGCGTCGATCTGCCTGACGGACATCGCATTACAAGGCAAATCTATACGCCTGCCGGCAATGCGCTTGCGCCTGACATCATCACGGACTATCTGGCCGACGGCGCGCCTGGTCTCCGCGCAGATATACGCGACTTCTACGAAAAGCAGCACGGTCGTTTCCTGCACCGCGCTATCCTAAGCGGTGGAGCTGGCCTTGCTGGTATGTCCCGCGAGTGCTGCGCGGCAGTCCGTGCGCTTGTCAACAAAGGTTATCAGCCGAGAACCATCCTTGCGGCGCTCTCCTGATTTGCTTTGCAAAATGCACAATTCGAGGCCGTCACTGTTGTCAACAATAGCGAATGCAGTGGACTGAGTAATTTTTCCTCTGATAGACCTGGTAGGTAAGATATGCTATGGGGTTGCGGCGGGCAAAATGCCCGCCGTTATCTCAATTATAAAAAGGTGTGGAGGTAAAGGGAATGGCTGATTTCGGATTTATAAGTGGAGAGAACATTGTTTCATGGGTAAGTATTTCGCCCGACCGTATCATTTTGCCATATCTGGATGATTCGATAGTGCGTAAGGCTGTAATTGCTATGGTGTCAGAGCAGGTGCGCGCCGATATGTGGAATGCTGCGGAAGAATGGCAGATCGAGGACAGAATCACCGATGAACTGGATAAGGCGATGGTCAGCGTTTGCCTTGATCTAATACCCTCATGCACAAGCCCGCACGTCGGCTTTATCGTCAGAGTCCGGCTTGCAGACGGGAGAGAGCTAAAACGAGAGGTTTTTGTAAAGGAATCCAGCGCCTCCGCTGTAAATCTGGTAATGGCATTTTTAGAGAACGGCGCGCAGGGTATCACCGATGAAGCAAGAGAATCCGCCAAATATCAAATTGAGTGCTATATAAGATCGAGGCAAATACAAGGGCGGGTGTAACGCTGTGTTTTCTAATTTCGATAAGATAAACAAGCCGTTATACAACGATATATTAAAACTATGTTTGCATCGAAAAATCAGCAATTTACCATAAAAACAAGTCGAAATATAACGGCATAATGTCCAATAGATTACAAAAAGAGCTTTAAGGGAAAGAAAAGCGTTTCCACTTTTGTTTTTGAAAGTCTAAGCGCCGAATATGCCGATATATAACGGGCTTTCCCGACTCTGCAAAACCTGAAATATGTCCGGTTTTCATGCGGAATAGGTCGTTATATTACGCTTTGTTCCTTTTCTGTTTAGATAAATAGCTTTAAGGGAAGTACCGACGTTTGCAAGAAACGAATGTGCCTTTAGACCAAGTAAATCCTTTGATTTTACCGTACTGGCGGATGTTCCACATGGTTGTGCGGCTGGAATCGGCATATCCAGCCGCTACTAACCCAAATTTTTTTATGTCGATAAATTTCGACATGGCAAAAGTGAGGTGAAATTATGCCCCTGAGAACAAGGCTGCAGCTTTTTCTGGAACAGAGCGGATCGAGTCAAACACATGTTGCAAAAACGCTGAATATGCCACTTGATACAATCAATAGGTTTATTACGGGGCGTAGACCCCTACCGCGCCGCTGGGTGTCCGTGCTGGACGCCTATCTTGTGCAGCACGGCTATTGACACGGTACTGACGGCACAAGCCGTTTAGTATAACATCTTTCTTTCACCGGCGACCGCTTTTTGCGTTGAGCGGTCGCCAACAGGTATCAACAGCGCAAGCTGTAGATATACAAGCCGCGACCTTCACGCGGTAGGCGCACGGTGGCAGTCTTACCTGCATCATTGACCCTTTGCCCGACCTCCTACATAAAACGGGCGTCCATTGTCAACTGTAAGGGTGGATGGTGTGACATGTCTGCGGCCTTTTGGCCGTTTAAGCGACCGTGCGCCGCCTTGCGGGGCGATGGTATCACGTCTTCTTGGTTTGCCTGCCGGCTGCCTTGGGATATGCTGCCATCGTCCCGTAATTTCAAAACAAAACACATTACAAGAAAGGACAAAACACATGAAAACGAGACAAAGAATGATCTACACCTACGGAATGGCGCAAGCTCTTATCAATCAGGGCTTTATGCCTGTTTCACAGGCTCCAAATGCGCGAGACATGACGAAAACGGTTTGGCTGTTTGATTCTACGCCTGAGTTTGAGGCCGCTTGTGCTGACTATATCGCTGAGTCCGCGCGCGCAAAGGCAAACAAGCCGGAGACGAAGAAAACGACACAAAACGTCAGCAACGAAGCGCTTGCAGACCTTTATTTGATTGGCAACCAGAACGTCGAGACCATCGCGCGCGTGCATGGCGTCACCGTGGAGCGCGTCTTGAACGCGATCAGGAACGACCGGCGTGTCGTCGATGTGCTGCGGTATGCGGCGCTGACGTCTCAGCAACGCGCCAAATACAACGCCGCGCAGACCGACGAGGAACGCGAGACGATCTTGCAGGCGTGCGGCAATTTCTGCGCGATCAGCGGAGACAATGCCCGTACATTTGTCGGCGGCAAGGAGGTGGAATAATGTGCCTCTATCCGAACGGTTTTCCGAACGAACGTGTTGACGTCCGCACTGGTCTTGCGCTGCTTGACAAGGGATTTGAGCCGAAAAATGTTGAATTTTTCGCAAATTGCCATGATGTCTTTATTTTTCATCGGACGCCTCAGCTCGCTGCGGCGCTGAAAGAGATGAACAAGCGTCAGGCAAAATGCAAGAACGATCGTCACTTTTGGAGCTATGTCGGCGGCGTCATGGATGCTTTTCCGAACACAAGCCCCGAACAGATCGACCTTTACGGTTTCACCTTCTGCAATGTCGGCGTCCTTATGGCATATCGGACATGGGACGAAGACAAACGCCGTCAATTCCTTATGTCACTGCCTGAAACGCGCAAGAAGATGGTGCGCGACGCCTACGGCTGGAAGTGAGGCGGCGCGTGTATGGCCAAGGGAAGACCTGGAATCTTACTGTATTTTGACACGGTTGAACCGCTGCTTGAACAACTGAACGACGAAGAGTTAGGCCGGCTGTTCCGCGCATCGTTCGATTATGCGAAAAGCTCAATCGAACCATCGTTCGATGATCGTATTCTTAAAATGGCATGGGGAAGTATAAAAACGTGCTTAGATCGAGACGAGGCGCGCTATAATGAGGCGATCATACAGCGGCGATATGCTGTGTACTCGCGCGAAAGCAAGCGGCACAACCAAGAGCCGCTTTCGTTCGATGCGTATAAAGAGAAGGAATTATCGACCGATAACGACCGACATCGACCGATAACGGTCGATAACGGTCGACATCGACCGATAACGAGCGATAACGACCCGTATCCAACTACAACTACAACAGCAACTACAAAAACAACTAAAGGGGATCGTCAACCTTACAACGATTTTTCGGAAGTAGCAGACGAGGACGAAGAAGAGTTTGACGGAGACGTTGAAACGTATGAACGTCCTGCAAATGATCGTCCCTATGTAGCTGAAGCTGTTTGTGAGGTAGAGGCGGCGGACGATCTGCCATTTTGATTATAAGGCTTGGGCTTGTGCCTGAGCCTTTATTTTTTTGCTTTAAGGCAGAGTTACACGAAAACACAGTCTTTTCGTGTGTATTTCCCCTTTGCTTTTGGGGATGGCATGTTTTCCCGCTGGTATCGTTTCGGCGGGAATTGAAGTAAATTATTCAGAGGAAATCTGTAAAACTTGTCAAAGCATTTCTTCGATAGAAAGGAGGTACACATGCTTGATTATTTCAGACAGCAATATATCGAGCTGAAAATCAGTCAACCGCAGTTGACAAACGCTCAGATTGCGGACAGGATTGGAGTGACGCGACAGAGCATTTGGAATTATAGCAAGGAAGCGGAGGTAAAGGCAGAGCTTGACCGCCGTTTACGCTCCATTATGGAGAACGCGAATATTAGGCTGCGCAACAATACAGATGATCTTATGCGTCAGCTTTTAGAGCTTGCAACGAATCCAAAGACAGAGGCGCGCGTTCGCAGCGGTGCGCTGCAATATCTCCTTGATCGTTCTATGGGTAAGGCGGCGGAGCAGGTCAATATCGACGTGAATGACGGCACGACCGACGCCGCCGATGTACTCAGCAGCTTTAAGGAGTTCTTAACGAAGAACGGATATTACAAACCTGAGAAGGAGGACACCAACAATGAATGAGCTGAGAAACGCCGGCTATCTGGAACACGATTTCAGCGCGGGCGATGACGTCACGGCATACATTTACCGTGAGATCAAGGCGCGCCGTCCCAACTGGAAAGCGGACGAGCTGCATTTCCTTGAACTGCACGCCGCGAGCGCGTTCACGTTCACAATGGACGGTTTCACCTGGACGGCGGTAAATGGCGCGTGGATTGGTAGCAACTGCCGAATCAAGAGCCTTGTCGTCAATGATGACGTCGCAGGGCTTAAAATGGCTTTCAGGTACGACGACTAAGGTAGTACCAAAAGTAACGTATTAGGGAAAAGTATCAAAACTGCTTGACTTTAGCGCCGACATGGTTTAGTATAGTGGTATCGAATCTAACGAACGTCAGATTTTACACTACGCCGATAGGAGATAAAGCTATGTGCATGTACGGATATGCCCGAATCAGCAGGCCGACGCAGAACATCGACCGGCAGATCAGGAACATCAAGCAGGCTTTCCCCAACGCTGTTATTGTGCAGGAAGTTTATACGGGTACGGAGATCGACCGTAGAGAATGGAACAAGCTGATAAAGAAGATCAAGGCGGGAGATACGATTGTCTTTGACAGCGTTTCCCGTATGAGCCGCAACGCCGCCGAGGGATTCGAGACATACGAGGCGCTTTATCAAAAGGGCGTCGAGCTGGTTTTCCTGAAAGAGCCACATATCAACACCGGCACATACAAGGCCACGCTTGAAAGCGCCGTCCCTATGACCGGCACCACCGTCGACCTGATACTGGAGGGTGTAAACCGCTACCTCATGGCACTGGCCAAGGAGCAGATAAGACTTGCTTTTGAACAGGCTGAAAAGGAAGTCAGCGACTTGCACCAACGCACAAAGGAAGGTATCGAAACGGCGCGCCTCAATGGTAAGCAAATCGGGCAAGTACCAGGGGCAAAGCTGACGACGAAGAAGAGTAAGGCGGCAAAGCAGATCATACTTGAACATTCAAAGGATTTCGGCGGAACGCTGAGTGATAAAGACGTTATGAAGCTCGCTGGAATTTCTCGAAACACTTTTTACACATATAAGGCGCAGCTACGGGGAGCCGGAGCTTGACGCGATAGAAAGACCGTGCCTCATTTGGGCGCGGTCTTCTTGCGTCGTTAGGGGGTAGGTTTCTATTTCTGACGGCGCGCGCGGCGGTTTCGGTTCCCCTCACAATTTTTTGCAAAATTTTCAAACCGAAAGGACACGTTATGACAAAGCAAGCCTATGACGAAATGAAGCTGTGTATCATGCAGGACATGCTGAAGACTCTGGCGGATCTGGAGCCTACGCAGCCGGACGAAAAGCCCAAGGCTGAGAAAGTCCAGCCCGAAAAGCCCAAAGCAAAGAAGAGACCGGCCAAGAAAGCGCAGCGGAATCGCGGCATTGTTGTATGCGATCAGCGTGCGCTTTATGCCCTTGCGGATGCTGAGATGCTCCACACGATCTATGCTATATCGCCTGATAAGGCTTTCCCTGGCGCAAAAGTCTGGATGGTAGAAGATACTGAGGTCACGCGGAAGATTCTCGCGCCGTTCTTATCTGAACCGACTAAGGACGGTGTTCATCATGAGTGAGATCACGCCGCCGACATTCCTTGAAGCGTTGAAGCACGCCTTTAAGGAGAAGTACACCTTTGAAGAGCACGACGACGGTTTTCACATCGTTATCGGAAAATCGCCGGACACTAAGGCTTTCTTCCGCTATTTCCTGCGGCACGGAAAATAAGGAGGCGCAGCCATGAAATACATCGTTGCTTGCGGCGCGGGCGCGATTGCTGACCTTGAAAGCGCCGGATTTTCTCGCCTGCCATATCGTGAAGATGTGGAGATTGAGGGCTGTTTCAGCATTTCAAGCGACGGCAAGACGAGCAAAGAACAGGCGCTTTTTGCTTTCACGCCTGCGCTGCAATACTTCTTTTGGCGGGAGGGGGTTTTGTGATGGCGAAGAACATCAACCAGATCGTCACGCCGGAAGACATGGCGCTGCTGTTCCAGACCGTCACCGATCTATACGGCGTCGACAACGCGCAAAAGATTCTGGAGCAGTACGGCGGCAACCTTTGGGGGCGCGACGGGCTTGCGTTCATTATTGGGCGGGAATCTCTGCCGTTTTTCTGCCGCTACTTCCTTCAAGACACATTCAGGCCAAAACCGGACAACACCGCGCGCGAGCTTGCCCCTATCCATTATGAGGTGTGGGACGCTCTCGAAGACATGTTTATCCGCGACGCCTACGATAAACTGGAGCTTGTCATGCCGCGCGGCTCTTCCAAGACAACTACCTGCGATTTTGCGCTTACCGTGTGGGCGCATTGTTATAAATTGTCCGTTTATACGCTGATTTGCGGCAAAACGGAGCAGGACGCTACCGAATTTGTGCGGAATGTCCGCACGGCGCTGGAGGAAAACCCTTATATCAACGCCGCTTTCGGCAAACTGCTTGACCCAAGAAACAAGCGTTTTGTCTGCAATTCCCTTGAATTGGAGCTAACAAACCATACAAAGGTGCAGGCAATCAGCTCCACAAGCTCCATGCGCGGCAAGAAGTTCGGAAATCACAGGCCGAGCCTCATTATTGCCGACGATTATCAGGGCAAAAGCGACATCCTGACGCAGGAGGCGCGTGACCGCAAATATAATACTTGGGTGGAAGATTGCACCTATGCCGGCGACACTGCCGTCTTTCGCAACGGAAAGAAGGTCAAGCAGGCGACAAAGTTTGTCGTGCTGGGTACACTGATGCACCGTGACTGTTTTATGAGCAGGCTGTTGAATGACAGCAGCTATAAGCATATCGTTCGGCGCGCCGTGGATGTCGCCGACGTGGACGCATTTTTCAATTCGGGGCATTGGGCAAAGTTCAAGGCGATCCTGTTCAATGCTAAGGATATGTTAGCAAAAGACAACGCGACAGAATACTATTACGCGCATGAGGCGGAAATGCAATTCAAAACGCTATGGCCTGACAAGTACAACTGTCTTGACTTGGCGCTTGACTACTATGCGAATCCATCCGCTTTCAAGCAAGAGCTGCAAAACGACGTCAGCAAGGTCGGAGAAAAGGCGTTCCATGCGGTCAAGCATGTTCCCGCCGCAGAGATCGAGGACAACGATTTCGATTTGACAATTTTGGTTTGCGATCCGGCGGTCGAGACAAACAAAGAGAATGACTATACGGCGCTTTGCGTCGCAGGGAAGACAAGCAACGGTTTTCGCTGGGTGCGCAGAGGCGAGATCGAGCGATACAGCTTTGACGCCTATGTCGACCGTGTGATTCAGCTCTTGGAGACGTTCGAGGACATTTCTTTCGTTTGGGTGGAGAAAAACACCTTTAACGGCGCGGATGTCCGCGAAATCCGCAAGCGCATCGAGGCACACGACACCTTGAAGCGCCGCCGCATCGAGATCATCAATGAGCGGCAGACGAAGAACAAGGAAAACAAAATCAGGGCAATCGGCGGCAAGGTCGACAGTGGTTTCATTGTGTTTTGCGACGATGACGAGCCTTTTTATAGTCAGGTGCTTGCCTATGAGGGCGAGGGTTACACGCTGCACGACGACGCGCCGGACGTTTTGGCGGAAGCTGACCGACTGCTTGACATCCTGAAAGAAGAAACACCGCTTATGCGGGTATATGACTTGTCCGTTTTGGGACTGTAAGGGGGTGAATTATGAAACAAGAAACGCTTGTAAAAAAGATGATTGCCGATTATCGGGCGTCGCTGCCGTTCTATGAGGTCATGCAGCGCTATTATAGGGGCGATCAGGATATTGTCTATAAGGTTTGGAACAATCCAAAGCGTTGCAACAAAATCGCCATTGAAAACTTTATTTCAAAGTTTGTCGATGAAGAAGTCAACTATGTTTTGGGGAATCCGCTTTCTTACGTCTCTAAATCCGGCAACACTGACGCAATCACTGCGATCGACGAAAACCTTTTCCACTGGAAGACAAACCATAATGCGCTACTCATGCGCGATTTGGAGATTTTCGGAAAGGTCTACTCGCTTTCCTATATCGACAGGGAAGGGCGTTACTGCGAGCGGATTTTGAACCCGACAAACGCTATTGCATACTGCGACGAGGACGGCGTACCTCAGCTTTTTATTCATTTTTATCACAAAAAGTATGAAAGTGCGGAGTATTACGACATTTACGACGACAACGGCAATATTGACATCTACAAGGGCGGGAGCAAAATCGGTCATGCGACGCATCCGTTTAAGGGCTGCCCTGTCTCTGTCTGCGAAATGGATGACGTAAGCGAGACGATTTTCGCCAAAATCCGCCATTTGCAGGACACATACAACGATACGCTTTCCGATCAGGCGTCTATTATCGGCGACTATCGCAACGCTTATTTGGTTGTCACCGGCGTCGAAGTGACCGACGAAATCGCTAAAAAGATGGACGATCACGGGCTTTTGAACCTGCCGGCAAACAAAAATGCTGATGTTCATTGGCTGATGAAGGAAATGAACGACAGCTATATTCAGAATACGCTTGACGACCTGCGAAACGCCATGTATAGCGTCTGCAACCATATTGACGGAAACGAAAAGCTCCAGAGCAATACAAGTTCTTTGGCGATCCGCTCGCGCCTAATCTTCTTGGAGCAGCGCGCAAAATCCATGTATGACTACATCCAAGATGCAATCTATGACCGTATCGAACGATTATTCGAGTATTTGGCACTGAAAGGGCTGGACTACAACGTCAGCGACATTCAGATCAATTACACGCCTAACGTGCCTACGGACATTATGACGATTGTGCAGGCTATTTCTCAACTTGGCGACAAGCTCAGTACGGAAACGGCGCTTTCGCTGTTGCCGTTCATTGAGAATCCGTCTGTTGAGATGGAGCGCATCCGAAAGGAACGCGAAGAGGAAGAGACGATCGACCTTGACGCGATCGACGAGTGAGGTGTCGCGGCATGAGCTTAGAGCAGGAAGCGCTTGAGATTTACAAGAAAGCAGAGAAAACCGGAGCAAAAACGACTCGCAACGTGCTATTGCAGTATAAGCGTGCCATGAATGACATCTTGACGGAAATCGCAAAAATTTCATTGGAATACACTGTAAACGGTGAAATTAAGATTTCAAAAGCGCAACGCGCAAAGGCATTGTTGCAGCTTGCCGTGCGTCTGAAAGAAGAGTGCCGCGAGCTGGCCGAGTATCAGACCGACGCGACGACCGCGACAGTGGAAAAGGTGCTTGATGACGTCTATGTATCTACGGCATACACCATTGACAAGGGTATCGAGATAAACAAATCCTTTGCGATGCTCAGCCGTGAGTTCATCGACACAGCGCTCAACTTGGAGATTGACGGCAAAACCTTCTCTAACCGCATTTGGGATAACTGCGGGGAGCTGGCAAACCGCGTCAGGCGCGACGTGCAAAGGGCGATGATAAACGGAGAGAGCACCGAAAAGCTCGCGCGGCAAATCAAAAAGGACTTTGGAAGCTCAGCTTATGAGGCAAAGCGCCTTATCAATACTGAGGTCGCGCGCGCCGTCTCTGAGGCGCAGGACGAAGCATATAAAAACAGCGGCGTCGTGGGTATGGTCATGTGGACGGCGACTCTGGAGGATAACACCTGTGACGAGTGCGCGAGCTATGACGGGCAGTATTTCCCCGTTGGCGATCATCCGGCATTGCCGGCGCATCCAAATTGCCGTTGCGCATGTATTCCCGTCATCGAGGGATGGGAGCCGACGCAGAGGCTTGACAATAGCAAGTCTGGAATCGGCAAAGAGGTCATAGACTATACGACCGTGAGCGATTGGAAACGCTCAAAGGGGCTATAATAGCCTTAAAATAATTTGTTCAAAACGTCAGTCTGTACGACTGGCGTTTTCATTTTGAAATGAATGTGCGGGGCGCGTAAGCGAATCGCACGGGCATTATGGAGGAAAAAACAATGACTTTTGCTGAAATTATCGCTGCTATGAAGCAGTTTGAGACGACGGACGACTATAAGAAGTTTGTGGACGGGCTTTTCACGCCTGAGCGAGTCAAGGCGTTCCTTGATACGGAGGCAGGGCAGAAAGCCATGCAGCCGTATATCGACAAGCAGAGCGCCAAGGGGCTTGAGACTTGGAAGACGAACAACCTGCAGGGTTTGATCGACGCCGAGATCAAGAAGCGTTTCCCCGACGCCGATCCCAAGGACGTCAAACTTGGCGAAATGGAAGCCAAAATCGCGGCGCTCGAAAAGGAAGCGGCGCGGAAGGAACTGCTTATCAAGGCGCAGGCCGTCGCAACGGAGAAGAAACTGCCCGTAAGCCTTGTAAACTACTTCATTGGCGAGGATGAAAAGCAAACCACCGAGAACATCGGCGTGCTGGAGAAAGCCTTTACAGAGGCGATTTCCGCAAGTGTCGATGCTCGCTTGAAGCAGGGAAATCACGTTCCAAGCGACGACAAGAGCGCCCAAATGGACGGCGTAACCGCCGCATTCCTGGAACGTAATCCTGACATCAAGATCACCGACTAAAATACTAAGAAAAGGAGAATAAAATTATGGAAATCTCTGTGCGTTATAGCAAGCTGGTAGACGCCAAGCTGCGCAATGAGCTTGTCCTGAAGGACGGCGTTATCTTCAACAACTATTTCGAGGGCGATCCCAAGGCGGGCGCGGTCAAGATTCGCAAGAGCGGCAGCGCAACCGTGAACGACTATGACCGCGTGAACGGCGTCGATCTGACTTCCGGCGCTTCTCAGTGGATCACCTGCAACATCAATAAGGACAAGGCGGTCAACGAGATCGTCGACGGTTATGAGGCCGCCGCAATTCCTGACGGCATCGTTGCCGATCGTCTTGACGCTGCTACCTATGGTCTTGCTGAGGCAATGGATAAGGACGGCGCTGCAGAGCTGGTCAGCGGCGGCACCACTCTTGACACCACGACCGCCTACACCAAGTCCAACATCTACGACGGTTTTGTCGATGTGCGTCAGGCAATGTCTGAGGCGGGCGTGCCGCAGAACGGTCGTTATGCTCTTGTCAATCCTGAGACCTATGCAAAGCTGCTGAAGTCTCCTGAGTTTATCGCCGCTTCCGATCTTGGCGATAAGGTCAAGGCAACCGGCGCGGTCGGCGCTATCGCTGGTTTCGCAATCTACGAGAGCGCTAACCTTGGCGAGAAGGTCGAGGCTATTTTCGGTCATCCGAACTATGCGACGCGCGTCAAGGAGTGGAGCGTTCCGGTTCAGGTGCGTCCGCTGCAGGACAGCAAGCATATCGGCGCATCCGCCATTTCTGGCCGCATGGTGTACGGTCACAAGGTCAGCAACGCGAACGCGATTTTTGTCAAGAAGACTGCTTGATAGGAGGCGTTGCGTATGGGCGACATGTACCAAGACACCGTAACCGTTGCGGAGTGCATTGAGCTTTGCGCGGAAACAGTCAAAAAGGAATCCGGCCAAACGGACGACGATCTTGTCGCCATCAACATTGAGCGCGCCTATCTGAGCATTTGCACCTATCTTTGGTGCGACGAGCTGCCCCGACGCCTTGTGAGTGCGGTCGGGGCGCTCGCGCCTACCTTAATTTGCTTTTCTGACCGCTCTACCAACGGTTATGTCACACAGCAGACGCAGGGGAGCCGGTCGGTTTCCTACGGTTACGGCAAGGGCGCAGAGCTGGACGAGTACGGTTTGACCGCCGCAGTCCGTGCGATGCTGCCGCCGCCGAGATTGCGGGTGTTCTGATATGACAAAGTGGTTTTATGACAAAGAGTGTACGATCTTCCGTGAGGAAGGAGGACACCTTTATCACGGATCATGGGTAGAGGGCGAATTGCATGAGGTGTGTCGACCTGCCTGCGATGTGCAGCCGGTCAACAGGGAACAGCTCTATAAAGAATATGGCCTTGAAATCGACTGTTCTATCCGTATTTGGTGCGATCTGTGCGATATTCGCGTGGGGGATATTGCCGAGTATAGCGGTCAGCAATACGAGATCGTCAAGGTCATCAAGTGGGACGACTATCTTGATGTAATCGGAAAGGACTATCTGCAAAATGAGTGAGTTTACAGAGGCGGCGGACATCGTACACGCTAAAGCGCTGGAAACGATGGCCGAGGCCATGAAGATTATCCAAGCCGAGACACAACTAATTTGTCCCGTTAAAACCGGCACGCTCAGGCGCTCATACCAGAGCGACGCGCGCGACGTGGACGGCGTTATCTGCGGCGCGGTTGGTTCAAACGTAGAATATGCGGTTTGGGCTGACCTGAAACAGCCGCATTTGACGCGCGCGGTCGAAGAAAACACGCAAAAAGTGCAAGAAATGTTCACCAACGCGCTGAAGGATGGAGGCCGATAAATATGGATTTCAATACCATCCGCGAGTATCTTATCGCTGACGCCGAGCTTTATGGTATGGTCGGCGACAACATTTTCTTGCTGGAACGGCCTGAAAAAAGCGCCTGCAAGGATTATATCGTGTATAATCCCAAAGAAATGCGCAGTATCGGCGGAGGTGTCCGCGCTTATCAGCTCGATATTCGCGTTATCAGCAAGGACAAACTGAAATTACTCGCCATCAAGTCGCGGCTGGTTGATCTTCTTGACAATCACGACCGCGCAACCAGAATAAGCGACGCCGACGCTTATATCCGCAAGATCAGGCTGATTAACGGCGGAGGCATTGCTAAGGCGGAAAATGGGGAATACAACGCCTTTCTCTATTTTTACGTCATTGTTTGAAAAACCATGAAAGGAGAGAAACAACATGCACGTTGTTACTAATAAGCTGCGCGGCGGCGAAAAGAGCAGCGTTATCGTTGGTTCCGGCTATCTGTATGCAATCGACGCCGATACCATCGAAAACCCGTTCGACATGTCCGCCGAGGACGTCGACAAGCTGATTGAGATTGGCTATATTCAGGGCGACGCAACGCTCAAAGCGACTGCCGCGAGCGTTGACCTGACGACCGCAAACTATGGCAAAATCGGCAAGATCTACTCTGACAAGGAAGTTACCTTTACGACTGGTATCATTTCTTGGAATTTGGATAATGTTTCCAAGTTCCTGACTGGATCGAAGTTTGAGACTGCCGCAAGCGGAAGCCGCTATTATTACGGCGTCGACGACAATGCGCCCAAGGTGCTGCTGAAGTTCATCGCTGACGATCAGAAGGAAGGCAAGACTATCTCTATTGTCATGCCTATCGCACAGTTTCAGGGCGAGCTTGAAATGAATTTCTCCGCAGAGAATCCGGTCAGCTTCAACTATGCTTTTGACCTGATGACTGCGGTTGATCCTGCCGATAAGAAGTCCTATTACTTCTATGTCGACGAGGAAAACGTCGAGGATACGAACGATCCCGATCCCGATCCGAACAATCCCTAAAATTTGACAATACAAGGAGACAATAAAAATGGCAAATCGTAAGATTGACCTTTCCGGCCTGAAAAAGGACGACATTGAGATCGTCAGTCTGACCGGACATACCTACACTATCCCTGGTAACTTCTCCAGCGAGCTTTTCATTGAGCTTTATAAGACTTATGACGAGCTGAAAGCGCTGAAGAACACCGACATTGAGCGCGCTTTTGCAATGCTCAAAGAGTGGGCGCTTGCCATTATCAGCATGGATAAGTCTCAGCAGGTCAGTATGGAAACGGTCGAACGTGAGTTCAACGATTTCAAGGTGCTGGAAATGCTGTTGACAAACCTGCTGAAGATGGCGAACGACTGACATGATCCGCGATCTTGCCTTTATCGTCCCTGATGACCTGACTATCGCCCTTCCGTCGAAAGCGGAGGGGCGATTTTTTGTCTGTCTGGAGGGTGGGATTTCGACACGCCTGTATTTGAAGCTGTTGATGCTTTCTCAGAAATGGGAAGACCTAAGCAGCATTGAATCTATCGAGGCGGTAAAGGAAATTGCCTTAACAATTATCCGTGAGGACAGGCGGCATAAGGATATAACCGCCGCCGAAGTAGACGAGGCTATATCCGGTTTTCACGCTCTAAGAGAGCTTGTAACGGCAGTATATGGGATGATTCCCGACATGCTGAACCAAAGCGGGCTTGAAATGCCTGATTTAAGTGCCGTTGACGGCGGCGTCAGCAATGAGGCGAGCGACAGCGATCACGAAATGATGCAAGACATCGCTTTCGTCATGCGGCAGACGTCGCAAACACTCAAAGACATTCTTGATATGCCCTATGTGACATTTGCGGCATTGTTGCGCAGCTTGGTCATTGCCGAGGCCATGAAAAATCCTGACTATCGTGAGGCAATCGAAAAGCAACAGCGCGTTCAGCAACTTAAAAACGGAAAAACACGGCATACACGCCTTGATTTAGAGGGATTAAAGAGGTTTGGCGCTAACCTCTAAGATTGGGGGTGAACTATGGCAACAATCAATTTAGCGGAATATCAATATACACTTTCGCTGGATGACAGTCAATATACAAAGTCTATGGCTGAGGCGGAGAAAACCGCCGATAGCATGAAAAGCAAGGTTTCCGGCATCGGCGATTATCTCAGTACAGCGCTGACCGCAGGACTTGCGGCGGCAGGTATTGCGGTCGCTGCGGCGATCAAGTCCGGCGTCGACGCGGCGGCAGACCTACAAGAGCAGATGTCGCAGTTTCAGGCGAGTACCGGCGCAACGGCGGAAGAAGTCGAGAAAATCAACGATCTTGCTAAATCGCTGTACGCAACGAACACCGACAGCATGGAGGACATCGTTGCGACGTCAACCGCTATGATGACGCAAATGCAACTTACGACCGATCAGGTTGAGGCATTGCAACAGTCTATCATGGATTTCGCTAAGACGACAGGGCAGTCTAACACTGATGTCGTCGCCGGCGTCGACAAAATCGGCGACGCCTGGGGCATGACCGCAGAGGATACCGTTGCATATTTGGATGTTATCAAGGAATCCTCTGAACAATTTGGTACAGACGTCGCCGCTGTGACTGACGCCTTGGCTTCCTGCGCGCCGGCTGCAAGTGCTCTTGGACTTTCCATTGATGAAGTCAATGGAATGATGAATCTATTTGCAAGTAGCGGTTTGGACGCAGGGCAGGCAATGACGGCGCTTTCCTACGCTGCCAAGAAGGTTGAAAGCCCCGAAGCGTTCAAAGAGATGCTTTCGGACATTGAGGCGATCACTGACCCGACAGAACGCGCACAAGCGGCGGTCGAGCTGTTCGGTTCAAAAGCGGGTGTTGCGCTCGCAAACGTCTTTGACGGTACGGCGGCGCTGGATGAATACATCCTTACGCTGGACGAGTGTACGGGCGCGGTTTCCGATGCAAGTGCGGCGTTCGACAGCAATTTCAACGTACAACTTGAGCTTTTGAAAAAGCAATTTCAAGGTGTGACACTGGAAGTCGGCGAAAAGCTCTTGCCCGTGTTGAATACTGTTTTAGGCTGGGTTTCGGATAATATGCCGGCTATCGTCTCCACGGTGAGCGGTGTCGTCGATCAGATTATTGCATTCGTGCAACCGCTCATTGACGTCGTGCAGAGTCTTTTCCAGAGCTTTACGGACGGCGAGGGAACGGCAAGCGAGGCGTTCAATTCTCTGCAGGGTACGATTTCAAGCGTCCTGGAAGCTGTCAGCGCTGTAATTCAGGCATTTGTTGACCTTATTTCAGCGGTTTGGGACAAATGGGGAGAAGACATTATCAGCGTTGTGAGCACGGCGTTTAACAGCGCTATGACCGTAATTCAGGACGTTTTGACGCTCATTACTGATATTGTGGATGTTTTTATCAAAGCTCTTAACGGCGATTGGGAAGGGGCGTTTGAATCGCTCAAAAAGGTCGCTGAAGACGGGTGGAAAGTCATTCAGGATGTCTTTAGGGGCGTTGTGGAGCCTATTTTGGGATTCTTGAAGAGTATTCTTGACGGTATCGCAAAATGGGCGGGCGAGATGGTCGCCAAGGCAAAAGAGGCCGCAAGCAACTTTGTCAATACGACCATTCAAGGCATCAAGGATATGCCTGAGAAGATTTACAACACCATTCGTGCCGCTCTCTCCAAGGTTACGAGCTGGGGGACGGAGATGAAGAACACCGCAGTCAAAGCAATGCAGACGCTTGTTCAGGGCATCGTCGAAACGCTTTCTGACCTACCTTCTCAGATGGTTTCTATCGGCGGAAACCTTGTCAAGGGCATTTGGAACGGTATCAACGATCAAGTTGGTTGGGTGCTCAACAAGATTCGCGGTTTCGGCGATCAGGTTGTCGACGGAATCAAGCGCATTTTCGGCATTGCGTCGCCGTCTAAGCTCATGCGCGATGAAATCGGTAAAAACCTTGCTGACGGTATCGGTGTCGGTTTCGAGGAAGAAATCGACAAGGTAAACCGTCAGATCAAGGACTCAATCAACACTGAATTTGAGGTGCAATCTGACGTCGTTTCCAAAATCCGCAACAATCCGGCTTATGAAGCGGCGGGCGTTACAACCACGCAGGCAGGCGCTACAACAATTTCAAGCCCGTTTACTCTGTCCTATGGTGATATTGTCATTGAAGGGAATGCAGACGATAGTACAGTGCAGGACTTCCGCAAAGCACTTGAAGATCATGCGCACGATATTTATAACCTTGTTTTTAGCAAGGATGGGCTTGAGGTGTTCAATCAAAACTATGCGCCGACAAGAAAACAGCAAAACAATGTGCTGCAAGGAATCCATTTCAAGAAATAGGTTTTTTGTGACAGAAAGGAAACTTTATGCTCTACATTGACAAAAACGGTGATACCAAAAGCGTATCGCCTACGGAGGAATGGCGCAGCGTTGTCGGTTATTGGGTGGACGAAGACGGACAGCTCTTCAACTTTGCGGAAGCTATTGCCGCAAGGGGAGGGGAACTTATGTTCGAGAACCCGAAGCAAAAGGCGCTTGCGCTGTTTGCACTCAACTATGCGAAGCAACGCCGCGAACAGATGAAGAACGCTTTGACGGTTGAGATTGCACAGCTCGAAAGGGCAATCGAAAACCTGAAATGAATCTGAACGGAGCCGGTTACGATATGTAGCCGGCTCTTTTTTTTGCAATTTCGTGATATTTATTTCTAAATTGGAATAGAAATGACCTATAAGGGGGTTGTCGAATGAGTAAAATCACACTTTCGGAGAAAAACCGAAAGGAATTTGAAGAGCTGTTCAAGATTGGAATGTTGAAACAGCTTCATAAAGAAGGTATGCTTTCAGATGCGCAACTAAAAGAGGGAATAGCAATGATTCGCAGAAAAAATAGTTGCACATCTCAAAAGATTGCTGTATAATGCAGCCAAATACTTAACGGAGGTATTTACTAATGAGTGCAACCGTCTTGGCTCCAGACATGACAAGTATTTATGCTTTCCCGAATATCCGCAAAATTGAAAGGAAATTGCGGGTATGCGCATACTGCCGTGTGTCAACGGACAAGGACGATCAGCAAAATTCTTTTGCATCGCAACAGCGATATTTTAGCGAATATATAAAACAGCATGGGGACTGGCAATTCGTAGGTATCTATCCCGACGAGGGCAGGAGCGGAACGACAACCAAGAAGCGCGAGCACTTCAATCAGATGATTGAGGATTGCGAAAACGGCTTGATTGACCTCATTATCACAAAAGAGGTCAGCCGATTCGCTCGCAATACTGTTGATACCCTTGCAATCACACGGCATTTGAAAAAGCTGGGCGTTTATGTTATATTTGTGAATGATAACATAAATACCGGCGACAATGACGGTGAACTGCGCCTTTCCATTATGGCGACCATAGCGCAGGACGAAAGCCGAAAGACGTCGGAGCGCGTGAAGTGGGGGCAAAAGAGACAGATGGAAAAGGGCGTTGTTTTTGGGCGCGATATGCTTGGGTATGCCGTAAGAGACGGAAAGCTATACCTTATCGAGGACGAGGCGGAAATTGTCAAGAAGATTTTTCACAAGTACACAAACGAAGGGAAAGGTACGCACGTCATAGCACGCGAACTGAAAGAAGAGGGGTGCTTACCGAAAAGCCGTGTAAAGGAATGGTCGGCGCACGTTATCCTTACCATTCTGCGGAATGAGAAGTATGTCGGCGACCTTTGCCAAAAGAAGACCTACACGCCGGACTATCTGGATCACGCCAAAAAATACAACCGTGGAGCAGAAGAGAAGGTCTATATTAAAGACCATCATCCAGAAATCGCAATCATTGACCGCGATTTATGGAATCGGACGCAAGCGGAGCTTGAGCGGCGCACGATTACGAAGGAAATGAAGTCAAAACACAGTAACCGCTATTGGTGCAGCGGCAAGCTCATTTGCGGAGACTGCGGGAGCCGATTTGTCAGCCGGACAAAACACCTCAAGAACGGAACAACTTATAAATCCTGGCGTTGCATACAATCGGCGCGATTTGGCACGGTTAAATATGATCCCTATGGTAACAAGATTGGTTGCGAGGGCAAGTCAATCGGCGACAGAACCCTTAGATATATGGTCGCTTATACGGTCAATGACATCATGGCGCACAAGGGGGAAATCATCGCCGAGACAAAGCAGATCGTCAAGGCTCTGACCGCAAAAGCCCCGAAAACCGTAGACAAGAACAAAATCGAAAGGGATATTGAGAGCCTGCGCAAGAAAAAGCTGCGTATTATCGACCTGGCCGCCGAGGGCGCAATCTCAACCGCAGACATGAAGGAGCAGAACGAATACTATACGGCGCAGATTGCAGAGCTGGAAGCCAAGGCGGTTGAGGCGGAAAGGCTAACCATAACGCAGATGACGCAAGCGCAGCGATTTGAAGAGTACATCAAGCGCATTGAGAAGATGACTGAGGTCGATTTGGACGACGATGAAGTCTTAGGCATTCTTTTAGATCATGCAGTTGTCTACACGGACAACATAGTCGACCTATATCTCAAATGCTTGCCCTATGGTGTACGCATCAAATACAAAGCGTCTGGAAAAATGGACTTTTTCAAGGTGGAAATCGAA